GACGCTGCGACGCAGCGGCAGGGGCGCTGACGTGGCTGGGGCGAAGCGCAAGGCTAAGGCCGACGCGGAGGCGTCTGCGAGCGCGGCAGAGGCGCTACAGCGGCCGCTAGCTGTCGGAGAAGTCGTGCGCTTCGTGACCTTCGCTGGCGTGGTCTGCGAGGCTGTGGTGAAGACCCTCGACGTGGACGGCACCGGCCTCACGCGGGTGCTCGTCACGAAGCCCAGCGGCATGACGTTCGTTACGCTCACGTCTTCGGGTGACGCACCCGGCTATTTCCAACGCAAGGAGGCGTGACATGGCCCTGCTCACGGACGCGTACATCGAGTCGATGCTGGGCGGCGGCACGCGTGGCCCTGCGCAGTACGCGGCCATCGCCACCGACAGCGGTGCACGCGCGGCGTACATCGCGAGCGCGGACTCTGTCGTGCTCAGCGCGTGCGTGAAGGGCGGCTATTCGAGCGTCACGCTATCGCCGCAACAGCCGTCGAGCGGCGACGCCTTTGAGCTGCTGCGGCTCATCAGCTTCGGCGTCTGGCTGAAACTCGCGAGCTTCTACGCGCGCGGCGTCACCATCCCCGCGGAAATCGTCGCGACCATCCCTGACCCGTCAAGCATCTACGCCACCGATGGCGTGCGGCTCGACCTGCCAGGCCTGTCGCGCGACCCGCTCGGCGGCGACGGTGGCGCGGACATCATCAACGGCACCGAACTCACAAGCAGCGAGCGCATCTTCTCGACGCGCTCGCTCATCCTGTTCTGATGGCTGTCAGCTATCCACCGGGCAAGTCGCCGAAGGATTTGCATCGCAAAATCACGGCGATGGCTGCGCGCACGCAGGACATGACGCCCGCCATGAAGGTCGGTGCGGAAGCGGTGAAGCGGCTGATAACGATGCCGTACAACAACTACGTTTCGCCCGGTGGCGTGGCGTGGAAGCTGCCGCTCGCTCCTGCGACGATTGAAAAGCGGCGCAAGAACTCAGCAAGTCCACTGAATGACAGCGGCCACCTCAAGAAAAGCACGAACACCGCAAGCGGCGCGCGCAGCATCTTCTTCTTCGCGACTGCGAAATACGCGGGGTTTCAGCAGTTCGGGACAAAGAAGAAAAATGGCCAAGTGCATATTCCAGCTCGCCCGTTTTTGCCGATCACGCGCGACGGCGAGCTGGTCGAGACTGGCCAAGCTGGCGTCGTGTTCGACCGCATCTTCAAGAGCGTCGGCAACTACATCGTGAACGGGAAGGTGCGCTAATGGCTGCTGTCGATGACGTCGCCATCCGCACCGCGCTGCGCGAGGTGATCGAGGGCAAGATCGCGGGTGTGCGCGCCGTGCCCGTTGGCCTGCTGTCCTGCGATATCGCGGGTGGCGCTGACGACATGACGCTCTCGATGCGCACGACGGCGACGCCGCGTGTTGAGATCGCGGTCGCGTATCCAGTCTCGCCCGACAGGCCGCAGCAGCCCGTCAACCAGTGGTTCCGCGGCCTCGAGGTCACGCTGACCTATACCTATCTGCTCGACTCGCAGACGCTGTTTGCGGTCGACTATCAGGCCGTGAAGGCCGCGGCGGCAGCAGCCAGCGACCTCGTCGCGCAGGCGTACGCGTGGCCCGGCAAGCTCGCGACGACGTTTGCGGGCACCGCCACCGGCATCGTTTCCGGCGTGCTCGCGTGGCAGGGCACGACGGTCCTGCGCGATGATGCGCCGCGGTCTGGGCAGACCGAAGGCGGTGGCCTTTATCAGCTCGAGCAGCGATTCAGCGGCACGGTGCTCACGGCATCGGCAGTCGCGTAAGGAGAGATTCACATGACCGTTCAAGTTTCAGCGCTTGGCCGCACGAGAATCGCAGCCGAAGCGGCATTTGCCGTCGACGAGACAGGCACGCTCGCGAACTTCCTCGACCTGCCCGTGGTGGAGAATAGCGGCACTTTCGTTCCACTCACCGACCATCTTGAGCCTGAGCTGCAGCAGCAATACCTGCACAGCTACACGAACTCGAAGATGGTGCTCGCGAAGAAGTCTTCGACGCTGGCGCTGACGACGTACCTCGCGGGCACGGGTGCGCCGCAGGACGGCAACAACGCATGGTCCACGACGTGGGCGCTTGGTCGTCTGCTGTCGGCGCTGATGGGCGCTGCGTATCAGGGCACTCCGCAGGCAAGCGCAACGGCTGTCACGGCTGGCTCGACCACGTCCAGCGTCAACGTGACCGCGGGCCACGGCAACACGCTCGGCGCGCCCGGTGGCGCTTACGCCGTCGTGCTGCCAAGTGGCCTGATCGAAGCGCGCGAAATCCTGAGCGTCACGGCTAACGCAGTCGTTCCAAAGGTCGCGCACAGCACGGCTCCGCAAGCGGGCGCGGCTGTTTACTGGGCCACGACGTTCGGCCTGACGAACAACATCGCGGGCTTTCTTTCGACGCTGCAATTCATCGTCGAGGGTCAAGAGAGCGGCGATGAGTACGTCGGCCTTGGGATGCAGGGCACGATGTCGATCGATATCACGCAGGGGCAGATCGCGAAGCTGTCGACTCAGCTGACCGGTGCGTCGTGGGTGCGCTCGTCGTCGTTCTCGCTGAGCGCTGCGACGATCACGGATTTCTCTCCGATTGCGCACATGACGAGCGAGCTCATCCTCGGCACGGGCACCATCACGAGCACGCAGACGCGCAACGTCGTCTCGCACAGCAGCTCGACGTGGACGCCGGGGATGGCGAACCTCCCCGTGACGTCGCCAGAGGGCCCCGGAGATTCGGGCATCATCGGATGGAAGCGCGCGCGCGGTCGCGCAATCACCGGGCAAGTGCAGGTCTACGACGACACGGCTACGAACTGGATCACGGCCGACACGAATCGCACGGACCTCAGCTTGTTTCAGCAAGTCGGCATGACGACCGCTGGAATCGTGCTGCTCAGCGCGCCGACGATTCAGCTGTCGGTGGTGCCGCCGCGCACGCCTGCGAATGACCTGTACGGCCTCCTCGTGTCGTGGGCCGGTCGCAACGACGAGGCTATCGCATCGCCTAGCACCGACAACCAGCGCAGCGCGTTCCGCATCCACGTCTTCTGACGTGCTATCGTCGCGCGGCGCTTGAGGAGGCGCACCGCATGACGCACGAGACAGACCCGACGAAGCACCTCGAGTGCTACGTCAGTTTCGACCCAGCAATCGACCGCGCTGCGATGGGCCGTGACTTCGACACGCATTTCGGCGCGACTGGCGAGCGCATGAGTGACGTCGTGTACGGCTCGCGCGACACGAGATTGCTGCGTTTCGTTCCCGGCAAGCGAGCGAGCGTCTTCGTGCTGCGGCCGCTTCACGTCTACGAGCGCGCGCAGTGCGACTCGTTACAGACTGCGGAGGCGCGGTGGCTGCGCGCCATCAGCTACGCGCTGGTGCGCGCGGAGGTGTCGCCGCCGCTGGGTTGGAGGACGGAGGCGATCTTTCCACGCGAGAACGCGGACGGACGTCCCATGCTCGACGGTGATGGGGTGAATTACATTGCTCAGATTGTGGGCATTCACGCGATTTATGAAATCGGCGCGGTCGCATATGCGCGGAGCAAAATCGGCCCTTTCGTCGCGGTTTGTGCACCGCTTCCGGCTACCTCGGTGCACGAGCTGGTGGTGCAGTCCCTGTCCCGTGTGGACTCCCCCGCAGCGAGCACATCCGACACCTCGACCACCGACGCGGGCTCGACCTAGCCCGTCCGGAGGCCGCAGCGGTGCGTCAGGCGTGGGACTGTGACTGCGGCGGTGAGCGCCGCGCCCCGGTGCGTCGCGCGGCCCTGAGCGGCCTCGGAGCGTCCGTGGCGCGTATGCGTGACGGCGTCGTGCGGATGCTCGGTGAGCCGCCGACGTCGTGCCCGTGGCGCGCGTACGGTGATCCTGTCGTGGCGCAGGCGCTCGTGCTGCGGCGTCACTGGGCGAACGGCGCGGTCGACGTCGACCAGCAGATCGCAGTCGTGCTCGAGGCGATGCTGGCGATCGACGGCGCGCAGAATCACGTCGAAGCGCTGGATATGCGTGCGGAGCGCGAGCGGCGCGAGGCAGAGCGGCGCATGGCCGAAGCTCAGCGAAAGGGATGACTTCCGATGGCTGACTTCGACGTCCAAGGTAAGATCACGTTCGACTCGACGCAGGCGCAGACCGCGCTCAAGCAGACCGCGTCGAGCGCGGACCAAGCGGCGGCATCGACGGCAAAGGTCGGGCAAGCCGCACAGGCCGCGCAGCCGCAGATCGGCCAGTTTGGCTCCGCGCTCGGCCTTGCTGGTCAGGCTGTCGGACAGCTCGTGCCGGGGCTTGGGCAGGTTATCAGCGTCGCAGGCAGCGCGACGGGCGTCATCCAAGGACTCACGACCGCGGGCCTTGGTCCGCTTGGACTTGCGGTCGCGGCGGTCAGCGTCGTGGTCACGGCAGGCGTGTCGCTGTGGAAAAGCTATGGCCAAGAGCAAAGCAACACGGCAGACGAAACACGCAAGCTGACGCGTGAACTCTACAACGCTGCGGATGCGTTTGATGAAATCGAACAGCGACGCAAAAAGCAGCAAGAGCAGGCTGCACGCAGTAGGCAGTTGGCTCTCGGCATTGCAGCGCCAGAGCAACTTGATATCGAACGCCAGCGCTTAGCAGAACGTCTTGAACTGCTCGAACTGACTAATTTCTCAGGCGAAAACGCTCGCGAGATTCAGCGCATCAAAGACCAGCAGGCACGACTCGAAGAGAACGTGGCAGCAGCAGCAGCATTTCCCGAAGCGCCTGCTACTGCCGCAGCCGCGGCTAGTGAGCGCGCGACTCGACGCGGTGGCAGAGGCGGTGGTCGTGGTGGCGTTAGTCGGCCTACGTTGGAAGAACTAATGCGGGAGGCTGGTGGCGGTGGCGCATTGACGCTTGAGGGTCTTGATATGGAGACGCTCGGCCGCGAGCCTGAAGCCGTTGCCGCTATTCAGGCCAAAGAGGACGACGTCCAACAGCGCCGTTACCTCGAGCAGCTCGATCGGAATCGCGAGTTTCTCGAGGCGCGCGAGCGGCAAGAGGAAGAAGCAGCTGAGCGGCTCAAGTCGATCAACGACAGCGTGTTCCAAGCGCTTGAGAGCGCCTTTGCGAGCAGCGTCTCTGCGTGGCTGGACGGCAGCAAGTCGATGGGAGAAGCCGCGCTCGGCATGGTGCAGGACGTCGCGCGTGCGCTGACGACTGAGGCCATCGTGCAGGGCCTCAAGCAAACCGCGCTCGGCATCAGCGCGCTCGCGGTCGGCTCACCAACAGCGGCTGGTCACTTCGCGGCGGCTGCCAAATGGGCTGCGGTGGGCGTAGCAGCGGGCGTCGCGGGCGCGGCAACGGGTGCGTTCGGCGGCGCTGGTGGTGGCGGTGGCGCGCCCGCTGCGGCCACTGGCGGGCCAGCGCTGACGCCCGGCACGGCTGAGGGCGCAGGCACCACGGTCGTCATCAACTGGGGCAGTAGTGGGCTTGTATACGCCGCAGACCGCGCGCAGCTCGGGCGCGATATCAGCGGCATGATCAGCGAGGCGCACGGGCGTCTCGGGCGGGGGATGTGATGCCGCGTGATCTCTACTCGTGCGCGTGGGACTTTGCGCGGCTTGGCCTCGGCACTGTCGGCGGCGCGAACGCTGCGGTGTTCGGCGGCACGCTCACGGGCAACGTGGGATTCGCCAGCGGCGTCTATATGCATGGCAACGTGCAGGCGACCGTTGACGGCGTGCCGATCGCGCTTTTCATCAACGGCATCGAGGGCATCGTCGCGGGCCTCACCGTCACGTTCAGCGCGTCGACGTGCCGATATACGCTCAGCGCCGCGGGGAACTTTACGGTGACGTGGAGCGGCGCGCAGGGCGTCGCGATGCGTGACCTACTCGGCTTCTCCGCAAACCTCAGCGCGGCGTCGACGTACACCTCCACGCAGCGCCCGAAGTACCTCATCATCGCGCGCCTCGCTGGCCAGTCGCAGGTGCACGAGACGTACGAGCCCGCAGGGCGCATCTCCTACGCTGAGTCCGACAACGGGCAATCGTACAGCACGCACCCTGTGGAGCTTCCGACGTATCGCGACTGGGTGCAGCCCTTCGAGACGCAAGCCGGTCCCACCGACGCGGAGTGGAGCGCGAGTCCTGGCGTTGGCGGTACTGCGGTGCGCATCGCAGACGTCGGCGCGGCTACCAAGGTGACGTGGACGTGGGAGGCTTTCTACAAGCACCTGCGCGCGACGTTGCCATTTGCGCTCGTTGACCGCACGGCCGGGCTCAACGGCGCAAGCGTCTACAAGATTCGCGGCGACGCAGCGCACTTTGACCCGACGCGCGTGACGGCTGACTACGACGGTCACTGGTCGATGCCGCTGCAAACGCGGTCGATCACCACGCTTGTCGAGGTGCCATGACGTGGGCTGATGTCGCGGTGTCCGGCTCGGGCGCGATTGCGTTCCGGCTCGTCATCGCGGGACATCCCTACGAGTTCGTGTCGTCGTCGGCGCTCATCGGCGCAGGCACGGAGGACCGCACGCGCATTGGCGGCCTCGAGGCACGCAGCGTCCAGTGGGGCGAGTCGCTGGACCCTGCGGCCGTCAAGCTGCGTGCGAGCGGGTTCACTGCGCGCATCATCGATGACGGCTCGCATCGCACCGGCGACTCGTTCTCGCGGCAGCCGACGCGCATCAATTACCTGTCGTCGTCGGTGAGCGCGACGGCGGTGTCTATCCCGCTGACCAGCACGAACACCGCGAACGGCGATATCTTTTTCCTCGGTAATGAGTGCTTCAAGATTACGTCTGGCGGTGGCACTGCCGCGCCGACAGTGACGCGCGGCTATCGCGACACCATCGCGACGGCGCACACGGTTGACACGACGCTGGGCCTGACGCGGCCCGAAGTCACCTTTGAGGAGAGCGGCCTCGCCAACGGACGGCCGACTGTCGAGGGCAGCATCGCGTACCTGTACGCGTACGGCGACGGCGAGACGGGCGACGGCACGCTGGTATGGCGCGGCATCGTCGCTGCGCAGCCGAAGCTGCGCGACCTGACGACGTGGGAGGTGCAGCTCGACAGCATCGCGAGCGTGCTCAACCAAACGCTGAGCGCGGACCTCGCGGAGCCCAGTACGTTACGCGGAATCAATTACAACGCGCGCACCGCGCCGTTGTTTCAGATCAGCATTCTCGGGGGCGCTGACATCGACAGCGCAGTCGCGCACACAGCGACAGTCGGCGGCGCAGACCTTGAGGGCTACTACGAGACGCAGGAGGAGTTTTGCGCGGCTCTTGAGGCGCTGATTCGCACGGCCTCAAGCACTTGGGGCACGCACGCGCTCAATCGCACGTCAGGCGAGCGGCCGTCGCTGGTGCCGACTCCGACGACGACGAGCGCGTGGCGGTTTCTTTACTCGACGCCGTCAGGCTCTCACCGCTGGTGCAATGTCGACACGCTCAACGAAAGCTCTTCGCGCATCGATCCGGTCTACTCGGCTGGGCTTCCGATGGTGCGCCAAGGCGATGGCGTGCGCGTGTTCTCGGTGTCCTCGAGCCAATCCTACGAGCCGTATTCGTTTGACCGCATTGAGGGCGCAGGCACCGTGCCTCGCGGCTTTGTCGGCTACCTCAGCGCCGCCATCAGCACGCAAACCATCTACATCGGCGGCAGCATTACGCTCGCGACCGGCGACAGCGTCTCGCTTGAGTGGCCCGCGTTCGACGGCAAAGACGCGCTGACACGCCAGTACGACGTGCTCTCATGGGACTCCACGACGCGCAAGGCGACGCTGCGCGTGCGGCGCATTCCCGGCCTGATGCCGACAGCGCTCGATCGCTACTACACTGGCACGTCGGTGCCGACCGTCACCAGCTCGCGCACATACGCGGCCGAAGGCACCTTCGCAGACTTCCTCGTCGCGCTGACCACGGACTCGCCCACGTACGCACCATCGGGCCGTATGCCGCTGGTAACGACGGAGCACGTCGACACGAGCGCGATCACCACGACGGTCGACGCCGTCTCGCTGGGCCGCGACTGGCTGCGCGCGCGCACGTACGCAGGCGCATCCGACGTCAGCGTCGCGAAAATGATCGAGGACGAATGCAAGCTGTACGGGCTCGTGCCGTATGTGACCACGGACGGTCGGCTGGCCTTCCGCGAGTTTCGTGCGGGCGCAGCGACTGAAAGCACCAGCTACACCATCGACGCGAGCAATAATCTCAGTGGCGCGCAAATGCCGGGCTGGGAGCCTAACGCGTACGGCCTCGTCAACACCATCCAGCTCAAGACCGGATTCGATCCGTTGACGAGCAAGCACGTCGGCAGGACGTTCGTGGTGCGCGACGCGGCGGCGCTTTCGCGGAACCCGCTGCCCACGATGATGAAGATCGAGCCGCGCTCAACGTGGGCCGGTGACGCGGATATCCCGTACTCCGAAGTCCTCGCGATGGCGCAGACGTGGCTTGGCGTGCTGGGTGCCGCGTACTCCACGATCACCGTCGCGTGCACGCTCAGTGCGATCGACGCCGTCATTGGCTCGCAGGTCAGCGTCACCATCGCGCAGCTCCCTGACGTCGACGCTGGCGGTCGCGGCATCGTCGCGGCAAGCGGCGTCGTCATTGGGCGCAAGGTCAAGCCGCTTGATGCCGTCGTGGAGCTGACGGTGCTGACGACACAGGTGCGCGTCGCAGGCTATGCACCATCGTCGCTCATCGACACCGTGACGCTGGTGACCGGCAGCACGTACGATATCGTGCTCGACTCGTCGCAGCCTGCCGGATACGCAGCGACTGGCGCGTGGCAGACCGGCGACCGCGTGCTCATCGCGACGTACGACAATGCGACGCCGAGCGCCGCAGAACTCACCGTGACGACCGTGACCGTGTCGACGCGAACGGTGCGCGCCACGCGCACGGCAGGCACTATTCCCACCGGCACGCGCACGCTTGAGTACCATGACGCAACCATCGTGCAGGCTTTGCAGGAGCAATACGCGTTCATCGCTGTCGGTGCACCGGACAACGAAATCCCCTTCGCGAGCGGCGACGTGCCCCCGCGGCAACTGGCCAGCTGAGGAGCTACATGGCAAAGGTATCAAGCGTCAATATCGACTGCTCGACTCGACAGGGCTCGCAGCTGCTCTTCGATTTGAAGACGCTTCTGCTGGCAAACGGCTGGACGATCGTCGGCACCAGCGATGGCACGACGGCGACGAACGCAGCCTCGCCAGATCGCGTAAATACGGTCGCGCTCTTCGACGTGGCGAACGCGTGGTACGTGCTGGTCGACGCGGCGTCGAAGGTCTGGCTATACGTGCAGCGGCGCGGCGCAAACACGACATTTTCGATCAAAGTTTCGCGTGCGGCGCCGCAAGCCAACGGGACCGCGACGGCGCTTCCGACGTGCGCCACCGCGACAGACGAAACGACCATCGTCAACAACGCAACTCTGTTCAATTCGTCTGGATCAGCGCGCGGACACCTCGTCACGTACGACGCAGCCGAGAATGCTGCGGGAATCCGGCCGTTCTATGCGCTGATGACGGATGGCACTTCGACGCTGCGCGGGTCGCTGGTGGTAGAGGCCATCGCGAACAGCACGTATGATCCGTCGAACGCGCACCCGTGGATCGTCGCGGCTGGCGCCGGAAATGCGGGTTTCGACTTCACCGGCTCTCTATGGACGTATTACTACTCGCCGACGACGGTTTGGACGACTGCCGACTGGTCTTTCCCGGTGTATGGCGCGTCGAGCACGTCGAACAACACTGCGGTCGCGAGCCCGTGGGGCAGCGGTGATACCGCGATTCCTGTCATGATCGGGCGCGGCTCCGCGAGCTCGCCAGCAAACGTGCTCGGCTTCCTGAAAAATATCAGGTTGGCAAGTTTCTACCGAAACTATCCAAACACGTTCACAACCTCGGGCGGCGAGCGCTACGTCTACGCGGTCTATTTCATCGTTCCGTTTGCAAACGGTGTGCAGCCGCTCTGATACGTCATGGCCGACTACACCGGATATCTGCTCGAGCTGCTGCCGACGGAGTTCGGAGAGACTCGCGACTACACCCTCGAGCTGCTCGAGGTTACGTATGGGCTCGCGAACGCGCGCGTCGGCGTCGTCAACTCGACTCTCGGCGCGCTGACGCTCGCGAGCACGGGCATCTCGCCGCGAGGTTTGATACGCGGCATTTCCACGACGCTCGCGGATTACGAGGCGCAACCCGTCCGCACGTCTACGTGGCGCAGCATCGCGAACAACTGGAATCACACCGCGGACGAGCGCTCGCGCACGCTGGTCTGCTGGGCCGCTGAAAGCACGACCACTGGCGGCATCGGCAACAGCAAGGGCTCAAGCGTCTGGGGGCGGCTCGTGAGCTTCGGGCCGTTCCCGTTGCTCGTCGGCGCTGATGGCAGACCGTACACCGTGCGTCTCGCTGTTGGCGGCCGATCGACCGCGAGCGCGTACCTCCGCATCGGCGTGTGCATCGCGGGCACCGCGAACGAGCAAATGGGACTCACGACCGCGCCAGCGAACGTGCTTGAGACGGCGGCCTTCAACAACGCGACCAACCTCTGGCGCATTGACGGCTACGTCACGCTCGACGCGGAGTTTGTGAATTACGCCATCGTGAATGGGCTGTCAGGCACGTCGCCGTCAAGCGTCGCTGCGGTGCTCGTGACCGTCGAGGTCTGGGCGAAGGCAGTGTCCACGTTGAGCGTGTACGCCACGCAGGCATACGCCGCAGAGCAGGTGCCGCTATGACCGCGACCGTACCCGCAGCGCGCACCATCATCGCAGAAGCCGACGTCGTCACGGGGCAGGCTGTACGCGCGAGGACGTGGCTTGACGCGGGCGAACTGGCCAACTGGTGCGGCGGAAACGGCGAAGTGCTCGTGCCTGCGTTCGCGCCAAACTTCGCGATTGCCGCGGGCTCGACCGCGACGTGGTATTTTCGCGTCACGCCACCGGGGCGCGCGGTGCGCCGCACATGGCACTTGTGGCTAAGCGGTAATGCAGTGCTTGAGTTCAAGGACACGTCGAGCGCCACGCAGAACTACATCATCGCGGACTCGGGCACGCTGCTCGTGTATCAGGAAGATTTGAGCGCGAAGAGCGCCAGCCTCCAGACCATCAACTTCACGCTGACCAACGCGGCATCGAGCGCGACGGTCACGGTGCTCGGCGTGACGTGCTTTGAGGCTCCGCGCATTACGCTCGACGGTGACGCGGCAGACCTCGGCGTCGAGCTCACGACGCTACAGGTGCGCGAGCCCATCGAGGCGCGCGATTACTCGTCAATCGTCGGTGTCGCGCTGGCGCTCGCAAGCCCGCAGCGTCGCCAGTATTTCAACATCGCGCGACCGCGCACGACGACGGACGCGTGGTCGACGACGAGCGGAACCTTCGCGAGCATTTTGCTTGAGGTGCCGATTTTGGCGCGCAAGGTCTATCGCACCGACACGACCGGCAACGTGCGTTTCGCGGTCTACGTCAGCGCCAGCGATGGCGCGACGAGCGGCGAGATTCGCGTCACAAACAACGCGACGACGTCCACGATCACCATCGCTGCAACGACACCGGGCACCGGCTGGTCATGGGTGACCGGCGACTTCGCTGCCGACATTCTCTGCGAGGATCTGACGCAGGCCACGGGCTGGCCTAGCGGCGCGCTGCTGACGAGCGTGTCAAAGACGCTGACGATCGACATTCGGCGCAGCGCAGGCGCCGGCACCTTCTACGTCGCGACCGTCGCGGCCGTCGAGTATTGAGCGCCACGCGCGCGAGGAGAGCAGACCATGAGCGATACCATTCTCCGTGAAGACGCCGACGTCCTGCCGCCTGAACAGGACGCGATTTCGCAGGTCACGATGACCGCTGCAACGGCGACGGCCGCGCAGGACACTGGCGTCACCGGCGCGACGAACGCACTCGGGCCGCAGTTCGTGACGTTCTGCGCGACGGCCGAGTTTTTCATTGTGTTCTCAAAGGACGGCACCAGCACGATCACTACGCCGGTCGTCAGCACCGCGACGTGCTTCGGGCCGTTCCCTGCGAGCGTGCAGGTGCGAGTTCGCGTGACGCCGCAGCAGCGCTATTTCCGCGTCATCAGCACGCCGGGCGGCACGTTGAAGTGGTATCGGTCCAACGGACCGGGAGTCCTCTGAAATGACGCGGCGTCTCGCTGGCGCGCATGGCGGGCTATCTCGACGTGCCCGTGCAGGCGGCGCTATGACGACGAGGTGTTGCGATGATGATTTGGCAGCTCATCGCAGCATTGGCCGCGACACCATCGGCGCTCGTCATCGTGCGCGGCCTCGTGCGTCGGCTGGACGGCCAGTCGCGATCGGCGTCGAAGGAAGTCGATTACTTGCGCGCCGAACTCGTGCGTGAGCGCGCGGATTGCGACGAGGAGCGCCGCGAGTACGAGGAGCGCATCGCCGCTCAGGCCAAGTCGTATGCGAAGCTCACCGTCGAGAAGGCTGAGCGCGACGCACGCATCTTCGAATTGAAGCAGCAGCTCGCGCAAGCCGAGCGTGAACGTGATCAGGCGAACACGGTGGCCGCGTGGATGGCCGCGCAGAAAGGCAGCGGAGAATGAGCCCGAAGAAGAAGAAGCCCGCAATCGCGGTGACGCTGCCGATGGTCGGTGGCTGGCTGGCGTCGCTGTCGCTAGTGCTCACTGCGGTGCTGCCGGTGCTACCTGCATCGACGCCGACGCTCGTGCGCGAGCTGCTCGCCGTCGCCGCTGTCGCCATCGCCGCGACGCTCCAGTCGTGGCGTCAGCCGCCGAGCGGGGACGCGCCATGACAGCCACGCTGCGGAGCGCTGAGTTTCAGCGCAAGGCTGGCATCGTCGCAGGCTTCGCGTGGCTGCTCGCGATGGCGGGCCTGACGCTCGCGGCGTGCCTGTCGGGCGGCTGCGGTGCGTCGGCGCTCCAGGTGCACGCGGGCGTCGCCGACGCGACTGGCGAGGCGATCACGGCCGCGGGCGCAGAGCTGCTCGAGCATCGCGAGCGCGCGCTGCACGAGGCCATCGATGCCGCGCCGACGCGCGAGGTCGCGGAGCAGGGCGTCGAGGTCGTGCGCGAGCGCTACGAGTCCGCTGTGCTCGCATACGACGCGCTGCGCCTCGCGCACGACGCATACGTGGACGTGCTCGTCCTCGCGGCCGCTGGCGACGTGGACGACCCGGCGCGGTGGGCGCGCATCGCCGCGCGCGTCGTCGTGGCGTGGCAGGCGTGGGCCGAGACGGGCCGTGCGCTGGCGCTCGACGTGCCCGCGCCACCGGCGATGCTGTTGTCCGTGGCTGTGCTCGCAGGAGGCGCCGATGTCGCTGAGTGAAATCCTTGCGTCGCTGTCGAGCGTGTCGCAGAGCGCCACCTTCGCGCTGCCAGCTGGTCATCCGCGCGACGTCGCCGCCATTCTGCACGCGGCGCTCGGGGTCGCCGCTCGTCTCTCGCAGACGGGCCGCACGCGGACGCAGATCGTCGACGCTATCCGGCGCGTCGTGGACATCGAGGACGACGTCGCCGCGCAGGACGCAGCCGCAGCCGCGCGCATAGCAGCCCGTTTCGGCGCGTCTGATGAGTGACCCGCGTCCTACGCTGGACGAGGCGCGTGACGCGCTCCTGCGGGCTGCTGTGGCGCTCGTGCGGGCACGTAAGGCCGACGTGGCGCGGGCGCGCGAGCAGGAGCTGATGCGCGAGCTTGAGGATGCCGCACGGCGCTTCTGGACGGCGTCGTGAGGCAGCAGCTGGTGAGGCTGGCGAGCACGCTGGTCCTCGAGCACGCGCTGATGCTGCGCGGCGCGCTATACACACTCGGGCACGACGGCTGCGCGTCTCGCGTGTGGTCGCGCGCGACGGCCGTGGTCGGCTGGCTAGACGAGAGGGCGAAACGATGACGACGTTCGATCCGGTCGATGGGCGCACGCTGACGCCGCGCTGCTGGTGGGAGCCGCCGGGCGAGGGCTGCCGCCGTCGCAAGCGCCCACCGCGCGCGGTGGTCTGGCACTGGACCGCGGGCGAGCGTCCTGCGGAGGCCGTGTGCACGACGCTGCGCAATCGCAAGCTGTCGGTGCATTACGTGATCGACCCGGATGGCCGCGTCGTCCAGTGCGCGGACCCCGTGTCGACGGTCACGTACCACGCGGGCCTCGCCAACGAATGGACCATCGGCGTCGAGATCGTTAGCAAGGGCACGCAGCCCGCATCGCCAGCGCGCCCACGCCCGCGTATCGCGTGTCGCGTGCACGGGAGGCACGTCGCAGGCCTCGATTTCTTGCCGCCGCAGTACGCGTCCATCATCGCGCTCGCGGAGCAGCTCAGCGCCGACTACGGCATCCCGCGCGCGTGCGCCGGAACTGAGCCGCAGGTGATGACGCCCGGTGTGCAGAGCACTTTCGCGGGGCACCTCGAGCACGCGCACCTGAGCGCTGGTAAGGTCGACTCGGGCGGTTTGGTTATGCGCGCATTGCGCGAGCGCTGGAAAATCTGAGGAGGATTCATCATGGCTGTCCAACTTTCTGTCGCAGTTCGCAACGCGCGCCTCGACGCTATCGAGACGTCTATCGGCACCAGTGCCGTGCTCAAGATCCGCACCGGCGCTGCGCCCGCCAACTGCGCGACCGCTGACAGCGGCACCGTGCTCGCGACGCTGAATCTGCCCACGGACTGGATGGCTGCGGCATCGAGCGGCAGCAAGTCGAAGAGCGGGACTTGGGAAGACCTCACCGCCGACAACACCGGCACCGCCGCGCACTTTCGCGTGTACGCGAGCGATGGCACGACGTGCGGTATCCAAGGAACCGTAACCGCGACGGGTGGCGGCGGTGATATGACGCTAGACAATACCAGCATCGCCAGCGGTCAGGCCGTGTCGATCACGACCTTCACGCTCACCGACGCAAATTCCTGATGCGCTGCGCCGACTGCCACGGCACGGGTCAGCATCCTGCGGAGACGCAATGCGCGCTCTGCGAGGGGCGCGGCCACGACAACTCGGGCATTGGCTGGCCCAGCGAGAGCGAAGACGACCCCATTCCCGCGAGCGAGGGCTAGACCATGGCGATCACGACTCTCGACGGCCTCATCGGCGCGACCAAACAGCGCGTGCGCTGGAACAAGACGGCCACGCGTACGACGGTCGCCAACGGCTGGTTTTCGCTCATCGACCTTGCAGGCCAGCCCGGCGCGGGCGTGCTTGCGGGCACGTCGACGGCGGCCGGTGTCGTGCCGACTGACGCGACTGCGGGTTACCCGCTCATCAACGCATTTGGCGGCGGCGCGTCGGGATATCTTGGGCGCGTTTCATTCGGCAGCACCGTCGCGTGCCGTATCGCGGTGTTCGACCGCTTGTTCCTTTCGGGCGCGTATGCGTTCAACGCGAACACCGCGCTCACGGCACAACCCTCGTTTTCCGGCCGAGTGCCCGGTACCAACTACGCGGGCCTCGAGATTTGGTGTGAGCAAGTAACGGCGGCGACAGGCAACCAAGCCGTCAACGTCACCTACACCAACCAAGGCGGCACCGGCTCTCGCACGACTGGCGCTGTCGGCATCGGTGCTGCACAGACGGTCGGCCGCTGCTGGCAGCTGCCGCTGCAAAGCGGCGACTCCGGCGTACAACTCATCACCAACGTGCAGGGCAGCACGGCGACTGTCGGTACCTTCAACGTGATGGTGCTGCGGCGTCTCGCGGAGGGCCGCGTGCCTATCGCCAACGGCCTCGATCGTCAGTCAGTGATTGACGTCGGCGCGCTGTTGCAGGTCTATGAGGACTCCGCGTTTTACGTGATGGTCGCGGCCGACAGCACGTCGTCGGGTTTGCCCGACGTGGACTTCCAAGTCGTCAACGGCTGAGCGGAGGTAGACGATGGCGACGTCACTCGACCGCAGCCTCGTCGGCCTCCTTGGTAGCATCGAGGTCTTCGGCCTCGGGGACGCTGCACCCGGAATCACCGGCACGCTGACGACGACGCTCGGCGCGCTCACGTCGAGCGCTGACGGCACCGTCCGCGTCGATGGCGATGCATCGATCACGCTCGACGCGCTGACGTCGTCGTCGGCCGGTACGGTGCTGGTCGACGGCGACCTGACCGCGACGCTGGGCGCGGCGACCGTCTCGAGCACGGGCACCGTCGCAACGCCAAGTGCGACGGGCACACTGACCGTCACGCTCGGCACGCTGACCGTCAGCAGCGCCGCTGCCGTGCGCGTCGCTGGCGCGCTGACCGTCACG